AGTTTATAATAGAGTTAGGTGAGAATCAGAGTGGGTATCATGACTATAGTGAGTTTGGTGGTATAAAAAATAACGCAGGGTCTGGAAAGACAGGTGATATTGACTTTACCACTGTGGGTCATTCTAGTGCTGATACATATACTATCATTCTGAAGATGCGTAAAACATACTAACGTGTTCGATCCAGTAACTATCTCTGCTGCTGTCGCTACGGCAAGCACAGCTTTTAACGGCATAAAAAGGGCGTTTCAGGCAGGTCGTGACTTGGAATCCATGTCGCAAGACCTATCCAGATGGATGGGTGCTGTTAGTGATGTGGATGCAGCGCATAAATCTGCCAAGAACCCTACCATGCTTCGTAAAGTTTTTAATAGGGGAAGCATTGAGCAGGAGGCAATAGAAGCCTTTACTGCCAAAAAGCGTCTGGAAGAACAGCGATACGAGCTTCAGCAGTTTATTAAGTTTACACATGGAACAGCAGCTTGGGATGAACTTCTTCGTATGGAAGGGCAGATAAGGAAGCGTAGGCAACAAGAAATATATGATAAAAAGATATTTAGAGAAAAAGTTATTGGCGTTGTGGTACTTACCATTGTCCTTAGTGTTGGCATTGGTTTTCTTGGTCTTTTCGTCTACACCCTTATGGGTTTCGACAGAGGATGGTGGTTATCGGACTAGGGATAAATGCGTCAGGAAAGAAGGTGGACAGGAAACCTTTGAGTGGGTTTGCACTGACGGAATTATTATCTATGTGGCACAATCAGAGAATATCAAGCAATGTTTCACTTGTTTTTTAAAGAAATTTAGTGATTGGACATGGGAACAAGAGATTAGACGAGGCATAAGAGAAGACCCAAAGTATGTAACCTGTAGACGATATAAAAGAAAAAAAGCTAAGAATGGACAGCAAGTGTGTTTATACAAAGGAGCAAATGATACTTACACCCTAGTAGTAGAGGGTGAGTGTCCTGTAGAGTTTCAATGTCGATATGATCCTGGTGGAAAGGAACCTAACATAGATCAAGTCCTAGATAGCTTGAATGATAGTTTTAAAGAATGAAAACGCTTGTATTTGTATTGATAATTTTAGAGGGAACACAGATTTACGATGAATCTTTACAATATGGGAGCATAGATAAGTGTAGTTGGTATGCCAATAAGATAAACTTTTACAATGAGAGACAAACAAGAAACACCTACTCAGCTTACTGTAAACCATTAGTGATTGAAAAGAATGAGGAATAATATTATAAATAGAATATATTGGAGGCTCTAATGGCAGTTGTAACACCAGACTTACCAGAGATATTTGAAGAAGCCTTTGAGAGAGCAGGGCTTGAAATGCGTTCTGGTTATGACCTAAAGACAGCTAGGCGTAGCTTTCAGATATTAACATTAGAGTGGCAAAACAGAGGTATAAACCTTTTTACTATAGAATCTGGTACATTATCGCTATCAGCAGGCACAGCCACATACACTATGCCATCAGATACGATTGATATAATTGAGCATACTATTAGGACAGGCACAGGAACATCACAGCTTGATACAAATGTAAACAGAATAAGTGTTTCTACGTTTGCCCAAAAATCAAATAAGAATACACAAGGTAAGCCAACGCAAATATTTGTACAAAGACTAGCAGGCTCCACGACAGTCACGTTGCACCCTGTTCCAGACACGACATACACGTTAGCATTTTTTAGACTAAAGGGCATCGATAGTATTGCAACTGGTATAACAGGAACAACAACAAGCTTTGTGCCACCACGGTTTGTGCCGTGTCTCGTGGCAGGATTAGCATATTATATAGCTATGAAGAAGCCAGAAGTGGCTGATAGAGTTCAGGCTTTAAAACAAGAGTATGAGTTTCAGTTTGAATTAGCAGCAGGGGAAGACACAGAGACAGCCTCTATAAAGTTTGTTCCCTATAATACATTCTTCACGAGTGTCTAATGGCTTATGCTAAGGGAAAATACGCTTTTGGAATATGCGATAGAACAGGTTTTCGCTATCCTATAGAAGACCTTGTATATGAGTTTACCAATGGTAAAAGAAATGGTTTGAGGGTTGGAAGAGATGTGGTTGATCCAGATCATCCACAAAACTTTGTCGGTCAGATAAAGAGTGACGATCCTCAGTCCATAATTGATGCAAGACCAGACCGAACAGAGCCTTTAGAGTTATCTGTTGGTGTTGCTCAGTTTGACGATTTTGATTTAAAAATATCGCCAATTTTTGGTCTGGTTGGCGTTGTCACGGTAACAACAAGTTAAGGAGATAAGATATGCCGATGAAAAGAAATAAAAAAGGTTATGTAGGTGGTGGGAAGATGAAGAAGAAAGGCATGGCTGCAGGTGGTAGAACCACTATGAAAAAGCAGATGATGCGTGGTGGTGGAGCCATGAAGAAGAAGGGTTACGCTATGGGTGGAGCCACAATGAAGAAGAAGATGATGAAAGGTGGTGGAGCCACAATGAGTCTTGCTAAAATAAGAGCTGCTGCTAAAGCTAAGGGATACAAACTAACTAAAGTATAAAATATGCCTTATCTACAAAGCAATATCCCACATTTTAAATGTTGGGTGCGGAGGGAGTATACCCATAATCATCAGAAGTATCATGGGGAGTTCCTTCATGCTATGGCTATTGCCGTGACAACAATGCCAAATAGATGCCTTAGTTTTCAGGTTATATTTACAGGCTGTGAAACCGATGACACGGATGAGCCTAATGTACATGGTGGAGCAATGTGGGCTAGAATGCCAATTACGGCTTTAGTGGCAGATACTCCTGTTGAAGAGTGGGCAGAACCCATGCCTGTTCATTACGCACAACCGTGGGATTGTTCCTCCCTCAACCACGCTGTGTATGTTCTGGATAGGGCTACACCATGTCCTTGGTTAGCAAAGATAGGCAAAGACTTCTACCCTGCTAAATATCTATTTACTGTGGATTATGTGGAAAGTGAGATAGCCGATGATCCTGCACAACACAAGCAAAGTCATGTATTAGAGTTGCTAGATGCAGGTTCGTGGACAGGAAATATAGTGGCATTGCCTAACAACAGAGTTCGTGTTACACACCCTGCATGGTTTGAAACAGGAGATGGTCCTCCTGATTTCTTACCGTCACAGCATATACATTACTCTAAGTCGGATTTGGATTATGTCTTGGATGTTAATCAGATTTTTGATAATCTATACGCAAAAGACAAGAGCAAAAAATGAATTATACAGAGCTAACAGCAGCTATCAAGGAATATACTGATAACACGGAAAGCGTGTTTGTTAGCAATATACCAACCTTTGTAAAACAAACAGAAGAGCGTGTATATAGATCAGTGTTGATACCAGACTTACGAAAGAATGTTCAAACCAATCTAACGTCATCAAACAGGTTTTTAGTTAAGCCAACCGACTTTCTTGCCACATTTTCCATAGCTGTAATAGATGGTAGTGACAACTATGCGTTTCTGTTGCCAAAGGATGCAAACTTTATAAGAGAAGCGTATCCTGCGATAGCAACAACTGGTCAGCCTTTATACTACTGTAACTTTGATGCGGATAACTTTATGTTAGCACCAACGCCAAACTCTGGTTATACGGTGCAACTGCATTATTACTATGATCCACCATCAATAGTAACATCCTCTACGTCATGGCTTGGAGATAATGCAGAGGCTGTATTGCTGTATGGCAGTTTGCTAGAGGCGTATACGTTTATGAAAGGTGAAGCCGATATAATAAGTTTGTATAAAACACGATACGATGAAGCATTAGTGGGATTACAACAACTTGTGGATGGTCGTGTCAAGAGAGATAGCTATCGCAACGGTGAACCAAGGGTGATGTAATGTTGATGGAGTTACCAAAAAATCCTATTGTAACAGTACATACGTCAGACAATAAAGGGTTTTCGCCAGAGGAAGTGGCATCAAGATGTGCCGATAAAATAATACAGGTGGGGGATAATGCACCCATAGAGATACAAGAACAGGCAAGAGCTTATAAAGAACACATAGAAAAAGTTATAGCGTTTTACATGAAAGAGGCTATAAAATCAGACAGAACAACGGTGGTTAATGCAATTAAAAATGCAGGACAAGAAAAACTTGCTGAACTTATAAGGAGAATATAATGGCTATAACACAGGCAATGTGTACCACATTTAAGAAAGAGTTATTGGAAGGTGTACATAATTTTAAAAACAGTGGAGGTAGCACATTCAACTTAGCACTGTATACATCAAGTGCAACACTGGCTGCTGACACAACAGCATATACAACAAGCAACGAAGTATCTGGCACTAATTATTCGGCAAAGGGTGTAGCTCTAACGAGGGTAGACCCAAGCACATCAGGAACCACAGCCCTTACAGATTTCTCTGATGCAACATTTAGCAATGTAACCATAACGGCAAGGGGTGCATTGATATTCAACGAAAGTGCATCTGGTGATCCTGCGGTATGTGTATTAGATTTTGGTGCAGATAAGACAGCCACATCTGGAGATTTTACGGTTGTATTTCCCACAGCCGATGCAAGTAATGCGATAATAAGGATAGCTTAATGGCGTTAACCATTGCAGATAGAGTTCGTGAAACGACAACGACTACAGGTACAGGAACGATTACTCTTGGTGGTGCAGTGGGTAACTTTGAAACTTTTACTGCTAATCTTTCTGACGGTGATACTACATATTACGCTATTGTCGATGCTAACAATAGTGACTTTGAGGTTGGTTTAGGAACCTTTACCGCCTCTGGAACAACACTTGCCAGAACAACAGTAATAGCAAGTTCAAATAGCAACAGTGCTGTAAATCTATCCTCTGGATCAAAAGACGTATTTATTACCTTACCTGCCAGTAAGATGGTGTTTCAAGATGCTAATGGTAATGTCACTATTCCTGGTGATCTTACTGTATCTGGTGATGACATCACAATGGGAACAAATACCTCTGGTAATCTTCTGATAGCAGACGGTACAAACTTTAACTCTATAGCTGTTGGATCATTAAGTGAGATATCTACAGTAGCAAGTGATGATGTGTTTCTTGCTGTTGATACCTCTGGTGGTGGATTAAAAAAGATAACAAGAAGCACGATTGTATCTGGGTTAGCAACATCAGGTGCTATATCGAATGTTGTAGAGGATACAACTCCCCAGTTGGGCGGTAATCTTGATACCAACAGTCACAGTATATTATTAGATGATGCCCACTTTATAGGGGATGAAAACGGTAATGAGCAGATAATATTTCAGACTACAAGCTCTGCCGTAAATCAGTTTGATGTAACAAACGCAGCCACAGGCAATGCTCCAGAGCTATCGGCTACAGGTGACGATACAAATATCAGTCTGAAGATTACACCCAAGGGGTCTGGTCAAGTATTGCTTGATGGTAACGTAGGCATAGAATCAGGACTTATTGATCTTAAAAACTCTGGCTCACGATCACAGATAAAGTTCTACTGTGAATCTGGTAACGCTCACGCACAGGCTTTGCAAGCTGCCCCACACTCAGAGAGTGCTTCTAATACGCTAACTCTACCAAGCACAGGAGGAGATGCTGACTTAGTATCGGTTAGTTCTACAGCAACGCTAACAAATAAGACGCTATCAAGTCCGACAATTAACACTCCTGTAATTACAAGTATAAAAAACACAAGTCTTGTTATAGGTAGAGATGACGATAACTTAATAAAGTTTAGCACAGACAATCAGATCATCTTTGAGGTAGACGGAGGTGACAATGTTATATTTAAGGCAAGTGGTGAGATAGAGGCTACAAGTCTAGATATATCAGGTGATGTAGATGTAGACGGCACACTAGAGGCAGACGCTATAACCGTAAACGGTACAGCCTTGGGAACGGTGATAGCAGGAACCACAGTCACACTAGCCTCAACCGTTACAGTTACCGACAGTACAGCAAATACAAACTTCCCAGTGGTGTTTCATAATGAGTCAAATGGATTGTTAGATGACACTGGAGCATTACGCTATAACCCAAGTACAGGCACATTATTAGTGCCAAATCTATCTGTGGCAGGTACGACAACCACGGTTGATACTGTCACGATAAACGCACAAAACGCTATTGTGTTCGAGGGTGCTACGGCAGATGACCATGAAACAACACTAACTATAGTAGACCCTACAGCCGACAGAACAATAAACCTACCAAATCAGTCTGGTACAATACCTGTATTGGCAGCCGTTAGTACAACACAGATTACGTCTACACCAGAAGAACTAAATATCTTAGATGGTGTAACATCCACAGCGTCAGAACTAAATATTCTTGATGGTGTTACAGCAACGACAGCCGAACTAAACTATAGTGATACAGGTGCATCGGTAGGAACAGTAGTAGCGTCAAAGGTTGTGACCGTAGATGCAAACAAAGATGTATCAAGTTTTAGAAATATAACACTGACAGGCGAACTGGATGCAGGTAGTCTTGATGTTAGTGGAGC